CCGGTAGAAGCAAGACCTGTACCTGCAGTAATGTCCTGTACGTAATCACCCGTGCTGTCGGTGCCCAAAGCAACTGAGTTGGCTTGAATTGTAGCTGTGCCTGTTACGTTGCCTGAACCGTCAAATGAGGCAGATGTCCATACCACATCGCCTGTCATTCCAATCGTGCGTCCTGTTGCAAGGGCAGTAGCTGTATCGGCATTGCCAGTCACGTTACCAGTTACATTACCTGTAACATTTCCTGTTACGTTACCAGTTACGTTTCCCGTGAGAGCCGCTGTTACTGTCCCTGCAGAAAAGTTACCGCTTGCATCTCTAAATACGATGGTGCTTGCTGTGTTGGCGTCGGTTGCATTTGACGTAACAGTAAAGGTAGCAGTTTCCGCATTGGCAGAGCCGCTAAGACCGTTGCCTGACGTTGCCCCCTGTTCCACGTAGGAGCCTGTAGTTTTGGTCCCTAGTGCAACGGAGTTTGCTGCAACCTGTGTAGCCGTAACAGAATTAGCCGCCAAACCACTAGACGTGATAGGCGGTCCTTCTCCTGATGTCCCATCGTGACTGTGACCTGTGGAGCCGTTGAACGCAGCTACAATTGCGTCGAACTCACCATCCAAGTCAGCAGCGTTAATAACGTTACCGTCCGCAATGTTGTTTGGGGTATCGTTACGAGTGTATCCTGTACCCATATCTATTATCTCCTTCCGTAGAGTCCGTATTGTATGGATGCGGAATCTACGGTAAATGTCGAGTCGGTTGTTTGCCCTAGTGTTTCGTATAGGATTGATACGGTAAATCCTGAACCCGTTACTGGCTCTTCGTAAATGTATCGGGCTTTATTGCCATACGAAGATGTGCCATATATACCTGCACCATAAACAACGGAACTTGCACTTGCATTGTTCAAAGTAACTGGTAGTGGTTGCACCGAACCCGTCTGATCAAAGTCATACTTGATTGACATCTGCAGTTCAAATGCACCGTCTGCATCGATGTAACTTGTGTTACGGAATACTGTCTTTCTCAAGTTAGGGTCTTGAAGCGGAACATACGGGGTTGCAAATGTTGCCGTGATGTTAGTTCCGTCGAAAGTATTGCCCTGTTCCATTCGATACAAATAATCTAGTTCGTTTCCAAAGTAGATAAATTCTGTGTTGCCATCATATTCACTAAAGGTACTGTATGCCTTTATACCGCGAATATCATTCCAAGAGATACCTTCCTGTAGTTGCGTCCCAGCAATCGACTTTGCTCCAGAAGTCTGATACGTTGCGTTGTATCCAAAAATACGATACTGGCTTTTTTCTCTAATAACTACGCTACTAAAAGAAGAACTGCTAGATATCAAATCTAACATGTCTGTCTGTATAGGTTTAGATATTACCCCTAATGCAAAGTCGCCTACACGATCCGTAGCTGAAAAAGTACGCAAACCGTCTGGGCCTAAAAATATAATGTCACCACCAATTTCTTGAATTGTATCTTCCGCTACACAGCCCAAGTCTCGTGAGACAGGTTGAAGGGCAAAGTCTGCTACGCTATTACCAACCAGTCTATTTATTTTATTTTCACTAAAGATAACTAGTTGTTCACGAAATACAATTAAACCAGTTATATTGTCAGCTATATTTATTATACCACCACCAGACGCACTTGTAAAGTCCGTATCGCTATATGGTGCAGAAAAAATAAGGTTTTTGCCCTTTCCAAGAAAGATGTGATTCTTGAAATTGACTATGTGCGTACATCCTAGCGTATCATTGGATAGTCCGGTTTCTTCTCTAAAGGTACTGTTATCAAAAGTAAATGGTTTGTTTCCTGTGTCGCCATCAACAACCATAAACTTTTCAGTACCAGTAAAGTCATACTTTAAGAAACGAACCTTGCTAGACCCAGACCCTATGTTAATTCCTGTGCTGCTAAATGTAGCATTATTAGTTACTTCCGTCCAGCCTGAACCGGCGGATCTAAATATGCCATTGCCCCGTGCCACGTAAACGTTATCACGGTAGCGAAGAATGCCACGAATAACCCCGGAGTTTGGTATGCCGTTTGAATCGTACTTTTCAAATCCTTCGATACGGCGGTATCCACCAAAAACCGACGGTTCAAAGTTTCGTAATATCCGTGCACTTCCGGGGGCTGTGATACCGTGCTGCAACTGAGACAGGTTAGTTATTAAGCCGCCCTTCAATTCGAATATGTTGGTATTCCAACGATCCGGCATTTAAATAGCCCTTGCGTAGACGTTTTCGTTTACATTCTGTACCCGCATACGCTTCATGCCTGATTCAAACTTTTGGAATGACACACGTGCTGACTCTAAATTGTCACGGAACATATATGCGTAGTACATGCCCCCGTCTACAATTACGTGTCTATAACGAAACGGAATAGTGGGAACATCTGTAGCGTTAATTAAATCTGCGGGAAACATGTAGTATTCGTATTTAATTGAATAGGCTGCATCTGGTATGGGTGCAAAAATAATATCGCTGTCTTGTGCACGAACGACGTATTCTGGTGCAGACCCTTGAGATGCGGTCTTATATTCTTCATCAATAAACCGACTCACGTATTCATCGTAAGATAGCTGCGTTAACTTACGAGCACTTTCAACTAAGGGCGTGGTGCTTCTTTGTAACCGTACTGTATCAAAGTCTACGTACTTTGAGTTTGTAGGCAAAGGGTAACGCAGTTGTCCGGCAGTTAGAGTTATTTCATCAAAGTTGTGATTGAATGGGAATGCAAAGTGTGACTGGTTTATATCACGAATAGCTGCGTTTACAGAGTCTTTTAGTTGAGAAAACACCCCTGTGGCAGTAGCGAAGTTGGCGGCAGTTAACTCTGTCTCGTTCAACCGACGGGCAATATCGTTTGTTAGTCCCAAAAAATCGTATGCCATCTAGTTTTTCTCCACTACGCGAAGTCGTGCTTCCTGCTCAAATATAGTCGAGATGCTTGTCGTCATCCGGCAAATAATATTGTATTCTTGAAAGTTGGTTCCCAAGCCTAAGTACAAAGTAGCCACTGTGTCGGTATTTGTATTTGATATGTGCTGAAGGCCGTTTACAATACTGCCTTGTGCAAAAGTTATAAACGAACTTGTTGTTGCATCAAAGATCTTCCAAGTCACACTGCTAATAGTGTGTGTTTCTAATATGTTTGTCCAGTCGATAGAATAATCTACCACATCATCTGGATCTTTATCTTGCCACTTAATAGACATTACGCAACCCTTCTTGCTTGTGACGGGGTTAGTATGAATGTTCGAACTTTACTATGTCCAAGTACAGGAATGACTAAGGTTACGCCTGTGTACGTTCCTGCACCGATAGATCCTGTCATACCTACAGATGTGACGCGGTGGGTGTTTGATAAGGTAAAACTACCGACAAATCCTGTAGCACTAACGCCAGCAATACCTTCGTCCGAATTTTCAAATACGGTGTTGACAGAGCCTGTTGCAGATACACCCGTCGGAACAACTTTTAAATTTTCACGTACGCTTCCTACGCTTCCGGTTGCCGATACGCTGTCTATGATTTTGGTTTGGGATGGACCGCTGGCTGTAACGCCGCCAGTTTCAGCCGTAGCGGACACGCCAACAAGACGCTCTGATATGTCGATTTCAAAACCATTTACAGCTACGGTTTGAATTTGACCTGTTCCAGAAACACCTGTCAGAGTTGTTAAGCTTGGGACTGCGCCGTATACGGCTTTTCCGTATTCACCCGTGCCATACTTAGCAACGTAGGTAGCATCGAAAGCAACACTTATAGTGTTACCCATATAATTGCCGTGAACAGTACAATAATAGCGTAATTCTGCAGGTGTAGTTGCACCTATAACTATCTGTACTTTAGCACCTGTGGTGCCTTCAGTGTTTGTTACGGTAACATCGGTGCTATACGTGCTACCGCTACCATCTTTAAATCTTAACGGGTGTCCTGAGTTACTACTGTCTGATACGTCAAAAACGTATGTATTACCCCTACTAAAACTTAGCGTCGGGTTAGGAGAGCCATCTATATAAAAGACGTTTCCTGACCCGGAATTCGCTACGGTTACAGTATAGGTAATTGTAGCCATGTTTAGGCTATCCGAATAACAGCATTACTTGCGTTGGCTGCAGGGAATTCGATAGTCAAGTCACCTGCTGAAGCACTAACTGTGCCGCCAAAGTCGATTACAGCAATTGCCTTGTTTGCTTGTGCTGTGTTGTAGATTATACAACCGTCGGCAGACAAGGTTACGTTGCTGAACACTTCGTCTGTAAAATCAACGATTGCAGTAGTGCCATCTATTGAGATGGTTGCACCGTCAAGAACTTGACCGCCAGCAGAATATCCAGTTCCACTTGCTTCGTCAGAGTTGCCTGTTACATCTGAATAGTTGGTTGTTGCTGCATTATAAGTTCCGCTAGGGGAAGCTTTAATTAGTGCAAGTTTAAGAGAGTCTGTGTCGAGGTCGTGCGTACCGCCCAAAAGTTCAGACTTGAACGACGTGCACATCGCGGTTGTGATTGCCATTGGGTTACTCCTTCAGGGCAGTTAACGATTTGGTTCGTAAAATTCTTCGGCTGCTACTACTACCGTAAGTGTATCTACTGTACCTGCAGCAACTATAATCTTGTCTCCTTCATGGCAGTACAAGGGTTTGGTAACTGTAAATATAGACTCGCTACCCTTGCCCCCCACAGCATGTGAAGAAAACAATGTGTGAGTGGTCGTGGTATCAGCTTCGTAAAATTTTAAGGTGTAGTTACGATTGCTGCTATCACTATTAGTAATTAATACATGTTCAATATGAGAGGAAAAGTTAGTGGGAACAACATAACAGTCTGTGTCATTTGTAGTTGACAGAGACGTTGCATGAGTTACAAACTTAGAACCCCCAGATAATACAGGCATCAGCTTACTTTCTTACTATGATGTATTGATTTTTACCGATTTGTTTTAGGTCTTTGCTTTTTAGTACAGCAGGTGGGGATGTTCGCCTCATGCACTGAGGTTTTAGGATTTGGGATCTAATAAGTTTAACACTGTTCTGTGTTTTTTCCAAAACCAATTCCCTACAGCAGTAAAGGGCTTGCCGCAATACAACAAACCCCAACCAACGTATTTAATCAAATAGCGACGGGCGGATGTCATAGTCATCCTCAAGCCAATCAAGGGTACATAGGCGGTAATGCGCTTCAGACCAGTCTTTAACAGCCTTGTCCATAGCAAGTAGGTCATTTTTAGAGTTTTTAAAAACATATTCTGCTGTCTTCTTTTTTGATTCATAGGTGTGGCGGAGAGCGTCTATTGCAAGTTTGTCCATGTTAATCCCCTTCGAACTTATTATAGACTAAAAATGTAAATTAGTCAAGCTATTTCGGAAGAAGGGCAATAGCTGCGAATAGTAACCCGGCTGCTGTTGCTACAATTAAGCTAATCAAAGCAGACTGTTTCAAACCTTCGACGAACTCTTCGTGTTCCTGTTGCGCTTTTATTCTGGCTTGTCGCTCTGCTTCTTTTGCTTCTTGTATGCGTCGTGCACGTTCATCGACGATGCCCTGCCAAGTTCCGGGGCCGAACCTCATGTCAACGAGGTTTCGCATTTCGTTGATTTGTTCTTGGGCGAGTCGTGCATCGATAACTTCTTGTGCAACCGACTGGATGCCAAACTGATCGCCAATGCTAGTGCCAGACTTTTTAGTCCGTTGTTGCTGGACTTGTTTTTCGCCAGTTAGGAGATTGTCAATGTGTCCTGCAACTTCCCCTACATCTTTAGCGGTGTTAATTGCAGACTTTATTCCCTCGACAGCACTCTTTACTAACGCGATACCCGCAAGAGTTTCTGCAATCATTAGTTATCCTCGTTGGTTGTTGGTTAGGTTTCATCTTGTTTCTGTACTACGCATGGCACCACGCGGTTGAACTTTGCCGCCATACATCTTTTGAGATTTGCGATATTCTGCATAGTCGGATGCACTACCGAAATAGTTAGGCAGTTCCATACCCTGCTCTTTATATATTTTCTTTATTTGTCCTATGTTATTTTCATAGTATTTCTTGTGCATACGAACAGGTGCGTCAGAGGGAAAAGGCTTTGCTATACCACTAACTTCTTTCGGCTCCTCTTTAGCCATTCCTATTTTTTGTGCTATAGTTTTCATTAGAATTCCCCCGCTTTCATGGCGTCTGAAAGTATACGTGCCCTCCGGCCTACTTGCCGTGCCCACTTCGAATCCATCATTTCAAACCCTGCAGCTTCAAAGTTTTCTTCGTGAATTGCAGACCACATCTTTTTAAATTTGCACAGACGGGGTACACCCATGTTGAATGCCATGTCCATCAGGATTAGTTGGCGGACCGCATCCAAATTCTCTACGCACTCGTGAACCCGACACAGTTCGTTTTCTACAATCTTAATGTCGTTCAGTGCAAGATACCGTGCGTCAGCTTCTGTAATACCATATTTATATATTGTTTCTACGTTTGGTATGTCCATATAGTCAAGCTCTTCTTTGCTAATGCCTCTGTCTTTCAAGTTACGACCAATACCGATTGTGTCGATACCAAGCGTGTCCTGATAGACTTCAAGAACCATACCCTCGTGTTCTATGAGCTTATCCAAGAAATGCGACGCATTATACTTCATAGTTTTGTGTCCTTCCCACGGATGATTAGCAGTGTTTTCCATCTTGAACATAGACATTATATTTCCAACGCTCCTACGATACCGCACTTATATTCGACAGATGCCCACGAACCATCTTTCGGTATCTCTTCGTATACCTGTCTATTTCGTTCGCATTTATTTTCGTTATCAAACCACTGAACTGTCTGATTAAAGCACTGCCCTTCTGCTGTACACACAGTCAACACCAATGCCCAAATTATAGTATTCATCAGTATCCTGCTTTTCTACCACGAGGTTTTATTTTACCACCATGTGCAAAAGGTATACGTAAATTAAACTTGCCTACTGTCTCCCCATCCGATAACCTAGTTAAAGATCCCACAAAGTTGCTCCCTTTAAGACTACCCGATAGCTGAACAGTTTGAGCGTTCTTACCCTTTTGACCTGTCATTTTTTCACGGTCAATAAAGCCACTTATTTTTAAATCGTTGGGTAACTTGTATCCCAGACCTGCGGATAGTTTTTTGTATATAAAGTTGTTCATCTGACTACTAAGACCAACTTTGTTACCGGGAAACGACACAGAAGTTTTTGATTCGTCGTAAACTCCCCCTGCAGTAACACTAACTTTGCCCAGATCTATTGTTCCTTCACCCGCAACGTTTCTTGACTTTCTTTCTACGTCTACTTTTGGTACGTACCGATTTCCTGTTTTTGTAGTGGTTTTATTTTTTCCAGCACCACCTTCAAGAAAACGAACTCCCTTTTTACCACGCTCATCCATCAGTTTTTTTGCTCCTGCTTTCCTGCCCCATCCAGATACCAAAGATACCAGTCATAACACCCATGATAACGGAAACAAACGCACTTTGTTGCATCGTAGGGTCTTCAAGGTTCATAAACCACTCTGCACATCGCCACGACATTAACACAGATGCAAGCATTGTCATACGTGCAATAAGATTGTATTCAATCAGCTTTCTTAGCCAACCCATTTCTATTTCTTTCCGAAGAATTTCGTTGCCGCTCGTGTTCCAAAGCTTGCAGCAACAATCGTGCCCAAGCTGTACTGGTACCATTGAGGCATTTGCTCCAATTGTTGAAATCCACGAGATACAATGTCTTCCATTCCCGGTATGAAGGCTAATATTAAAGGTATACTAAATAAAATAGTCAGCCATTCGTCTTTCCATGAATGCTGACTTCCACGAGCCATCTCTAAATCCCAGTCGATTTCTCC